GGTTGTTCGGCAGCCCGAAAGAACGCTAGCGACAGAATAAAAAGGAGCATTTCGTTTTACTATGGATATTCAAACGGTTGGGATCGATGAGGTTATTCCATATGCGAAGAACCCACGAAAAAATGACGCGGCGGTGGATAAAGTCGCAGGATCATTAAAAGAATTTGGATGGCGGCAGCCTATTGTGGTTGACGCTGAAATGGTTGTAATTGCTGGACATACGCGCTTGGCGGCTGCACGCAAGCTAAAGCTGGATCAAGTGCCGATCCATATTGCGACCGACCTAACGGCAAACCAGATCAAAGCATACCGCATAGCTGACAACCGCGTCAGCCAAGAGGCGAAATGGGATGACGACTTGCTGGCGTTAGAATTAGCCGACCTTGATCTGGAAAACTATGATCTAAGCAAGACCGGCTTCAATGACGATGAGCTGGCCGCGTTAATGGCCGAAGCTATTACAGAGGGGCTGGTTGACGAAGATCAAGTGCCACCGGAGCCGGAAACGCCAGTAACCGTTCTAGGCGATATTTGGCAGCTAGGTAGGCATCGGGTTATGTGCGGGGACAGCACCAGCATCGATGCGGTTGATGAACTGATGGGCGGGCATCTTGCGGATATGTGGTTAACTGACCCACCTTATAACGTAGATTATACTGGCCGCACAAAGGATGCGTTGAAAATAGAAAACGATAAAATGGACGATAATTCCTTTCGGCAGTTTTTGCGAGACGCATATTCAGCTGCGGACGCTAATATGAAAGAGGGTGCGGTTTTTTATATTTGGCACGCAGATTTGGAAGGATACAATTTCAGAGGTGCTGCGGCAGATATCGGTTGGCAAGTAAGACAGTGTTTGATTTGGTCAAAGAATAGTATGGTTATGGGGCGGCAAGATTATCACTGGCAACACGAGTCTTGTTTATATGGCTGGAAATCTGGTGCTGGGCATTTTTGGGCAAATGATAGAAAGCAAACAACTATCTTAAAATTTGACAGGCCGACGAGAAATGTTGAGCATCCAACTATGAAGCCTGTTAATTTGATGGAATATCAAATAACAAACAACACACGCGGGACTGATGTTGTTTTGGATAGCTTTGGCGGCAGCGGCTCAACATTGATTGCGTGCGAAAAAACAAACCGGCAAGCTAGGTTAATGGAATTTGATCCTAAATATGTCGATGTGATTGTAAAACGCTGGCAAGATTTCACCGGCTTGATCGCTATTCACGAAAAAACCGGCAAAACTTTTAATGAGATGAACAATGGCACCGACCACGTTTCCGCTTGATTTTATTAGCAAGCTGTTAGATTTAACCCCGCGCCGCGTGCAACAGCTGTCGGCAGAGGGTGTAATACCAAAAGCGGAGCGTGGCCGGTATGAACTAGTGCCAGCCATTCAAGGCTATATCCGCTATCTTAAAGAGCGATCTATCAAAGCCGACACCAGCGGCGATGATTACAACGCGCACCGCACCAGATTGACCAAAGCACGCGCCGATCTGGCCGAAATGGAAAAAGAGCAGATCAGAGAGCAGCTTATACCGGCGGGTGATGTGGAACGCGCTTGGATTGATGTTAGTCAAAATATGCGGCAAAAGCTGTTAGCCTTTCCGCAACGGGTGGCACCCGAAGTTTACGCCGCTGAAAAACTGATTGAAGTAAAAAGCATTTTGAAAGATAACATTTACGATGCCCTTAAAGAAATCAGCGAAGTCGAAGTCAGAGTGTCTCAACCTTTACGGGGAACAGACTCTGGCGAAGATAGCGCAGAAAACCCTCAACAGCCTATCCCCGCCGCCTGATCTAGCCATTGATGAATGGGCAGACCAGTATCGCGTGCTTTCGCGTGAAAGCAGCGCAGAGGCCGGTAAATGGTCAACAGACCGCGCACCATACCAGCGCGGGATGATGCGTGCCATTTCCGATCCGGCTACTGAAACGATTGTTTTTATGACCGGCGCACAGGTCGGCAAGACTGAAATTATAAATAACGCCATTGGCTATTACATATCGCAAGACCCGTCACCCATTCTTGTTGTGCAGCCGACTTTGGATATGAGCAAGATGTGGAGTAACGACCGTCTTGCGCCTATGCTGCGGGATACGCCAACCCTAAAGAACGCGGTGAAAGATCCGCGCAGCCGCGATAGCGGTAACACTTTGCTGCAAAAATCGTTTGTTGGTGGCTATATCGCTATGGTCGGGGCTAATTCACCGGCTGGCTTGGCATCTAGGCCGGTTCGGTGCGTTTTCTTTGATGAGGTGGACAGGTTCCCACATTCAGCCGGTACAGAGGGCGATCCAATTGATCTAGGCCGTAAAAGAACGTCAACCTTCACCTATAACCGCAAAATCGTAATGGTTAGCACGCCAACCAACAAAGGCGCGTCCAGAATTGAAGCGGCTTATGAAGAAAGCGACCAGCGGCAGTATTATGTGCCTTGCCACGACTGCGGTCACAAGCAAGTGCTAAAATGGGGACAAGTGCAATGGGAAAAGGATAAACCCGAAACCGCCAGCTATATATGCGAAGGCTGTGGCAGCGTATGGGATGACGCGGATCGTTATCGCGCTGTGCGCGCTGGTGAGTGGGTTGCACACAATCCAGACCACAAAATAGCCGGTTTTCATTTAAGCGGGCTATATAGCCCTTGGACACCGCTTGCGGATGCCGCGCGTGATTTCCTAGTTGCTAAAAAGTCGCCGGAAACGCTGCGAGTGTTTGTAAACACATTCCTTGCCGAAACGTGGGAAGATGAGGGACAAACAGTCGGCGATATTGATTTTCAAAGCCGCGAAGATGATTGGGGCGAAACCGTACCGGATGAAATTGTGGTCGTTACAGCTGGCATCGATGTGCAGGATGACCGGCTTGAACTTGAGATCGTTGGTTGGGGGCGTGATGAAGAAAGTTGGTCGCTGGGTTACAAAACGCTTTATGGCGACCCGTCAACGCCGCATTTGTGGAATGACCTTGATAATATTCTAAAGGTGGCCTACACGACCGAAAGCGGTCGTCAGCTAGGTATTAGGGCAGCGTGCATCGATAGTGGCGGTCATTACACGCAAGCGGTCTATAACTTTGTCAGGCCAAGGGAAGGTCGGCGCATATTTGCCATCAAAGGTATGGGCGGCGAACAACGGCCACTGGTGTCCAGACCGACAAAAAACAACATTGGCAAGATTAAATTGTTTGCCGTTGGCACTTTTCCAATCAAGGAATTGATTTTTTCTAGATTGCGCGTACAATCTGAGGGTGCGGGTTATTGTCATTTTCCGGCGGGGCGTTCTGACGAATATTATCAGCAATTAGCAAATTCTGAGAAAATCGTCACAAAGTATCAAAAAGGGTTCCCACGCCGCGATTTTGTCAAGACACGCACAAGAAACGAAGCACTTGATTGCAGGGTCTACGCATATGCTGCGCTTTGCATCTTGTCGCTGAATATCAATGCTGTTGCCGATAGGGTGGTTAATGCGCCGGAACAAGAAACAAAGCCGCAGCCGCAACAGTCCAATTCATTTGCGCGCCGCCCGAAGCAAGGTGGCTTTGTTAATAGCTGGCGGTAAATAATGGCAAACAGATTTGATATTGATGAAGCCCCTGACGGGCAAGCACCCGAAACAATCATCATTGGCGATTATCTGCTTTGGAAGCGCACCGATCTGATTAGCGACTATCCACTGGCAACGCATTCGATGGAATATGTTGCGCGGATCACTGGCGGCGGGTCAACTGAAATTAAGGTTGCTGCAACCGAAAGCAATGGCACTTATGTTTTTGAAGTGGATAGCGCAACGTCAGCCGGTTACATTGCTGGCTTTTATCATTGGCAACTAGAAGTCACTGAAACCGCTTCCGGCAATCGCGTGGTTATCGAACGCGGCACATTCACTGCCATTGAAGATTTAGACATTAACGGCGCAGACCCACGAAGTCACGCCGAAATAATGATAACAAAAATCGAAAGTCTATTGCAGGGCAAGGGTGACGCTGATGTTTCAAGCTACAGCATTCAAGGCCGGTCACTTACAAAGCTGTCATATCAAGAATTAATCCAAGCGCGTGATTATTTTCGCAAAGAATATGCCAAAGAACGGCAAAAAGAGCGCGCTGATGCGGGTGAGAATACCGGCGCAACCATCTTGGTGAGGTTTTAACTATGGGCATCTTTGACTTTTTCAAAGCAAAGCCCCAACCACGCAAGGCGGTTAGGGCGTTCCACGGGGCTGACACTGGCCGACTATTCAGTGATTTTGTATCTAGCAGCCGGTCGGCAGACAGCGAAATCAAACCATCCTTGCGCGTTTTGCGGGATCGTTGTCGCGAAATCAGCCGTAACCACCCATATGCGAAACGCTATTTACAGATAATGTCAACTAATGTGGTCGGCGCGAATGGCGTGCGGATACAGGTTCGCAAGCGCAATGACGATAATTCGCTTGATAGTGTAGGCAATCGGATGATCGAGCAAGCGTGGCAAGCGTGGGGTCGGGCTGGTTTCTGCACCGTTGATGGCCGCGTGTCTTGGGTGCAAGCGCAGCGGTTGTTTATGGAAACGCTGGCGCGTGATGGCGAAGTGCTAATCCAAAAGATCAAAAACCCAGCCGGAAACCCGTTTGGCTTTTCGTTGAAGTTTCTAGAAGCCGACTATCTCGATGAAGGTTATGACGCACGATTGAACAACGGCAATGAAGTGCGGATGGGTGTCGAGTTAGACAAGCGCACCGGCAAGCCGCTAAATTATTACCTGTTTGAAGATCACCCACATCACGATCAAGGTTATGGCAGCAAGACAAAGCGGCATCATAAGATCGTGCCAGCTAGTGAGATTATTCATTGCTATTTGCAGGATCGTGCCGGTCAAACGCGGGGCGTGCCGTGGATGAGCAACGTATTATCGCGCCTAAAGATGCTGGACGGTTACGAAGAAGCCACGTTGGTCAATGCGCGGGTTGCTGCGTCAAAGATGGGTTTCTTTGTATCACCGGAAGGCGATGGCTTTGTTGGCGATGATTATGATGGCGCAGCACCGATTTTAAACGCGGAACCGGCAACCTTTAGTCAGCTTCCTGCCGGAATGTCGTTTCAAGCCTTTGACCCGCAAAACCCGACAGACAGCTTTGCGGAGTTTGAAAAAGGCATATTGCGCGGGATTGCGTCCGGCCTTGGGGTCAGCTATGTATCGCTGGCAAACAATCTTGAAGGCGTTAGTTATAGCAGCATCCGGCAAGGCACAATCGAAGATCGCGACCATTTCAAGATGGTTCAACAATTTATGATTGACCAGTTTATTGACCCGATATATCGGGCTTGGCTAGAAATGGCGATCACTGTTGGCCGTGTCAGCTTGCCGATGGGGAAGTATGATCTGTTTGCTGATGAAGTGATATACCGGCCACGCGGCTTTGCTTGGGTTGATCCGGCTAAAGAGATCACCGCAAGCGTTGCAGCTTTGCAAAATGGCATCGTTACTTTGCAAGATGTGCATAGTCAATATGGCCGCGACACTGAAGAAATCTTTGAACAAATCAATCGTGAAGCTGAACTTGCTGATCGCTATAATATTTCAACAGCATTCCAGCCGTTCGGCGGTGGATTGACTAGCTTTGGTTCAGCAAAGCTATCTCAAGAAGAAGTGAACAAAAAAGATGGCAACATATAAAGGCGTTGAAATCAGCCTAAAGCCAACCGAAGGTATGGCAGCCGAAGCGCGTAAATTTAAAAAGTGGCGCGAAGAAGGCAAACAAGGTGGGACTGATGTTGCTGTAGCGCGTGCTACACAACTGGCTAACCGGCAAGAACTATCTGCCGACACAGTGCGCCGGATGCACAGCTTTTTCAGTCGGCACGAAGTTGACAAGCAAGCTGAAGGTTTTAGTGCTGGTGAAGATGGTTATCCGTCAAAAGGTCGCGTTGCTTGGGCAGCGTGGGGCGGTGATGCGGGGCAAACTTGGGCAAGGGCAAAAGATATGGCTTTGGATAGAATTGATGAAGGCGAACGCGCTGCACCAGATGCACTTTCGATTGGTGACTTTGTATCGTGGGTATCATCCGGCGGCACCGCGCGGGGCGAGATTGAACGCATCGAACGCGATGGATCAATAAACGTGCCAGATAGCGATTTTACAATTACCGGCACGCCAGATGACCCAGCCGCATTGATCCGCATATACCAGAACACAGACGAAGGCTACGAAAGTACAGATCGCCTTGTTGGTCACAAGTTCAGTACATTGACCAAGATTAATGACTTGCGTTATATTAGCACGAGCGAGGTAAATACAATGGATAGACACATTCAAGATATTGTCGAGACTGACGACACCGTGACAATCACTTTTGGCAAGTCAGATGCGACACCGCCGGTTGTTGAAACCGCTGGATACAAAGAAGATGATGATCGGCTAGATCGCGGGGAACTGGTTTTTCGTTCGCGTGCTGCGGATATGGTCGAAGAAGATGACCGCCGCGTCAGAATGTCGATTTCGAGCGAAGAACCTGTTGAAAGGTCTTTCGGTTTAGAGGTTTTGCGTCACGATGATGGCGCGGCAGATTTGTCACGATTGAACAGCGGTCACGCACCATTATTGCTTGATCACGATCTGACAAAACAAATTGGTGTCATTGAAAGAACTTATTTGGATCAAGCTGATCGAAAGTTGCGGTCAGTGGTTCGCTTTGGAAAAAGCGCACTGGCTCAAGAAGTTTATCAAGACGTCAAGGATGGTATTCGGAGCAATGTCAGCATCGGTTATCAAATCCGCCAAATGGAAGACAAGAGGGCTGACGGGACGGTCGGCATTTCATCTTGGTTGCCATACGAAGCCAGTATTGTGAGCGTTCCGGCAGATGCCGGAGTTGGCGTTAATCGCAATGCTAATTTTGTCGAACCTACTATCAAGTCAAAGGAAAAAGTTATGACTGAAGTAAATCACGATGAAATCCGTGAGGCAGCCGCCGAAGCA